AACGAACCCATTCCATAACTGCCTGTGCTCCACTTGGAACTACAGGGTCATATAAAGTAATTTCTAATTCTTCCCAAGAACCTTTACCTTTAACAAATCGTTTTACGTTAATATGGTCTAACTCAATAGTTTCAAATGCTATTGAAGGTCTGTTTGCTGTTTTAATTAAATAAGCGGGTATCCCTTCAATATACATGATGTACCGATTTTTCGTTTTCGGTTCAAACGGTGTGAACATTATTTCAGAAGGATCTAATAGTTCTGGCATCTTTAATCTCCAATAAGTTTAATTCTTCAACTATAAATATCAATTTTGTAAAAAATCATCACATTCATTTTTCATAGTTTTTTAGAAGTTTTATAGTATCTTCATATATAAATATATTGGGCAACAAAAAACCCCTCAAAAAAGAGGGGTTTTTATTATTTAAGTTTATATTAAACTTATTCGGGGAATGATGCTCCCGTAGGTTGTACCACAAAGTCCAATACAATAAACTCGGCTGTACGTGTTGGTTGAATAAATATCTGTCCAACGAGTTGATTTCTATCAACTACATCTGCAGTATTATTTGAATCATCCATCACTACTCTAAATGCGGATAAACCACTATTAGATTGTACTCCCTCTAAAAACGGATTCACTATATTAAGGAATCTATTTCTTGTTGCTGATGTATTCTGTTCAAAGACTAAGTATCTACTTGACGAAGCAATAAACTTCTTCAATTTGATTAACAGTCTACGAACATTCACACGGTCAAGTGCTGATGGTCTTGCCTGTAAGGTCTTTTGACCCCACACGACCACACCTTGACCTGGGAATGAAGCGATTGGATTAACTCTTTCTTCATAAAGGTCATCTCTTTCAGAATGTGTTAATCTTGTCTGTGCTTCTAATACAGTTGTCAATCCACCACGATTCAAACCAGCTGGTGCGAACCATTCGTGTGCTACCTTATCCGTGTAAGCGATTACACCAGGTAAGACACATGAAGGTGGGACCCAAACTGGAAGTGACGTGTTTCTATCAACAATCTTTACCCAAGGGTAATAAGTTGCTGCGTAGTTAGTATCAAGTGCGGTAACTGCATTTGTTGCACTTGCTATTGAACCACCTTGAATACCACAATCAATTACATAGAATGCGTCTCCTCGTGCTTCACACTTAGATATTGCATGATTTGTTACTTTACTATGTAATCCATGAACAATACCAGGTGTTACTAACATATTAATATCAAACTCATCTGGATTACTTACTGCGTTAATTGCTTTTTTGTAAGCCACTGAACCACCAGTTGAAGATGTTGAACAATCAAACCCTTGTGTATTAGTATTAGCAATACTTGCTCCTGTCAATTTTGGATTTGCTGGATTAGCTCCATCGAATCCACCTTGAAATGGAACAACGAACTTTCTCTGTTTAATATGAGAAAGTGCTAGAGTAACATTCTCTGCTCCGTCTGAAAAAACTGAACCAAGTGTTGATGCATCTGTATGACCAAGTTGGTTCTCCAAACTCATAGTAGCGTTAGCACCGTCTCCAAAAGAATTAATTGGTGCTAAATACTCACCTGCATCTGCGTTACCATAATCCACTCCATAAAGTACAGCACTGTCAAATTCACCTTGTGCATTTGTTTGTACTGATTTAACTGTCCACGCTGGAACTGTTGAATCATCTGCACCAAATGGATTATTAACTGCTGCGTGTCCCATTGGAACAACTGTCTTTGGTGATTCTGAATTTGCTATTGCTTCAAAATCTGAAACATAAATATGTTTAGATAGATTTGGCCAATCACCATTATAGGTTAATTTACCATCTGCATCAATCGTTACATATCTATCACCAATTCGTCTTGCAAAGAAACTTGGACTTGTTGGATCAAAATTAAGATTATCCCACTGTTCTATAATATTATCAGTAGTCAAACCATTATCATCTAATCCAGTTTGTCTTAATTGAAGTGAAAATGAACCATAATCACTACCAGCAACTGTACCTGCCTGTTTAACATTCAAAATAGCAACTTTATATTTGTTATTTACATTACTACCATGTGAACGAGTATTAACTTTAAACAAACTATATTTTGCTGAATTTATTGTTTGTGATTGAATGAATGGTGTTGATGCGTTTGCATATGTTACTGCCAAACTTAAAGTTCCATCCAAAACTGATAAATCATCAGATGCTGACCAAGATTGACCACTTTGTTCATATTTGAAATTTTTATACAAATATGCCGATACGGTATTTTGACCAGACTTTTGAACCTGTGCATCTCTACTAAACACATCTTCTATGTATGAAGCTGCGGAACTTCCAGTATCAAATCCAAATCTATAAGAATATGATGTTAAACTTTTTGCTCCCCAATTACTACCACTTAAAGTAAGTGTTGCATCACTCCAATTTCCAGTAATCGTACTACCTTCTAGATCTGCAGTTCCATCTGAACCACCACGTGAAGGTGCTAATACTGCAAGTGTTTTACCACCTACTGCTGCTGCTCCACCCCCAAGTGTCAAAACATCACTAAAAGTAACTCCTGAACCACTATCTACTGTAATACTATTTCCATCGGTTCCTGCATTAGATGCGGATAGAATTAAAGCTGTCGTCCCATCCACTGCAGTTACACCAATTGATTTTGCGTTAATCTCAGCAACTACTTGATCTAAATAATCAGCCGCGTTAGACCCAGTATTATGATAAAATGTTGGACTATCATCTTCTGGTATTCCACCTGCTGGATCTGATGCTATAAATCTATATTCAGTTGAACCAACTGTTATTTGAAGTTCGTCCTCTACTACTGTACCAAATAAATGTGCTGCACCCACAGATGAACTCGCAATTGTCAATGAGCCAGATGCAAATTTTGCAGCTGATGATGCTCCTATTGTAATTGCAAGAGAATCAACTGAGTATCCTGCTGTATTAAGAACACGAACTATTGTTACTGAACCCGCACTTCTTAAATATTGTTCTACCGCGTACGGTGTGTAATATCGTTTATCTGTAGACCCGAACATTTCTTCAAAATCAGGAAAATTACTAACTACTGTTGGTACAAATGCTGGTCCTTTTACTGTTGGACCTATAATTGCTGCACCAATTTGTGCAATTCCCTGTGGAAGAAATGACAAATCACGTTCACGAGTAAATACACCCGGACTTACGATTCTTTCTGCCATTATTTTTCTCCTATTATTATAATTTAAATAACTAAATTAGTCCTCTCAGGACTATAAACGTTTTATATAAATATAATGTAACTTTCCCAAACGATATAGATGGGGGAGAATATTTTAAGCAGCTGCTGTCGTGTCTGTATCAGCTACTTCAGTAGATGTTTCAACTGGGGTTGGCGTAAACACTCCCGTAGTTGGATCTAATGAACCTGGACCATACTTTGTATTCAGTTCTTCAACTAATTTTCTTTCAGTTTCTTGAACTTCACCATATTCAACTTCCAACTGTGCTTCAGACGTCTCAAGTCCATCAACCTGTTGTTGAACAAGTATTTTTTGTACTTTCAACTGTCCAAATTGTAGTTGTTTCTGTTGATATGAGTTTTGTAGGTCCTGTAAAGATTTCAATTCGTCTTCCGAAAATTTAATCTCATTTGATTCGGCCATAACTTTTTCTCCTTTATTGATTTGTAATAAGTATCAAAAATATTTCTGAAAATAACTTTTTTATACTTCGATTATTTTATATATTCTTTCAGTGCCATCTGATCCACTTAATTCGGTGGCTTTTGTTGAAGCATCTGATTCCGCTTCACTACCACTAAATTCCCATATTTGGTCTCCACTACCACTCAATCGAGCCACATATACATTTCTTGCTGCCCACTCTGGATCACCTGCCTGTGGATTTGGATATAATTGTTTTACTACTCTAAAAGCCATTTATGTTCTCCGTTCTACTATAAATATACATTAAACATATAATTCTTTCAAATGTCTTATATTTAATTGCGGCAATATTGTTGGTTTTATATTTAATTGATCTGATACGTAATGTATTATTGTTTTAATCATCTTTAAGCCATTCAGCTACATTTATTAATTGTTTTAGTTTTTTAAATTTCATATTTGTTCCTTATTGTAATAAATTTTGTTGCATTAACTTGATCCACCCAGCCTCCTTTAGTTCTTCTAACTGTTACTTCTTCAGGCAGGTAAAATAAATCTTTAATCTCTTTATCTGTTTTTAGTATTTTTCCTTTTAGGAAAGTGTCCTCCTTACCTATTTGTGTTATTATACACTTAATTTTTTTAATTTCTAGTTTTTTGCATATAACCATTCGATTATTTCCAACAATAACCTTTAATTTTCCATCTGTATTTTTCAAGAATAACGGATCTAATAGTCCTTTTTCTTGTACAGATTTTTTTAATTCATTATAAAATTTTTGTTCTGTTCCATTAATAAATTCTGGTCGTGTCAAATATTCAATTTTATCAAAAGGCACTTCAGTAAATATGGTATTAATCATTGTAAATTTACTGTAAAGGTCACAGCTATGACTGCTATCCCAGCTACCAATACCACCGCTAATAACCAGTTGATTATCATTCGTTCTCCAGTGCTTCTAAGTGATTTTCCGCCAGACCATTTTGTTTTCGTGCCGTCTTTACGAGCCCTAAGACATTCCGAACCTCAGAACTTGGAGTACCGGGAGTAACGCTTTTCAAGTCATGTTCAAATCGCAGAGGTAAGGATTCTGCCTGATGCGTATTAGGGTCTTTAGTATCAAACGACCCATCATCTAATTCTGCCTTAATACGAGACCAGTGTTCCAATTCCCGAATACGGTGATGTGCTTCCTGTTTCTGATGTTCAATAATCCAGCGTTTTTCATCAATATCTATTTCCAGTAGTTCCCGTTTGAATGAATTTTTTTCTGTTTCCAATTTTTGTTCTTTATGTTTCAAGCGAACAAGGTTTCTGCGGTATTCAAATGAGAGTGCCATCAAATTACCAAAAAACACCGATTGCTCCCTAACAGCCTGCCAGTATTTTGCTGCGGGAGTTGGATGTTTGCCGTCATTTAATACGGAAAGACGCATCTCTGTTTCTGTGCGGAATACTTGACGCTTACGCCACGAGTCCCCGCACTCGTCCAGTAGCGTATGGTAGACCTTCTGGTCATCATCGTTGAGAATAGCGAGGTCGTTCATAACTGGTATGGTGTGATTGGGTTGCCATCCCTATCAACGTCGCCAGTAGCAGCATTGATTGCCGCTTGTGCTGTGGCTTTATCAACCACCTGTCCCTCGTTAAATCGTTCTTGTTCTTCTGCCCATCGTTGTGCATGGACGCTGTCATCCAGTTCCCATACATTTCCGAAGCCAGAGATGGTGAATTTGCGGGACTTTTCTATAAATCCCTTACCAGTACATTGTGCTATTACATACATTTTTATACTCCTGCTGATGCTGTGAAAAGTTCCTCGTAACTACCTGGTCCAGCGTTATATTCCTCTGTATAATTTACTTCAGAATAATTATTATCCATACCACCCATACAAAGTCCTGCTGACTGAGTTCCTGCACCTGCTAATTGCATTCGGGCAGTCAATATGTTGCCTGCAGATGACCAAGAAGTACCGTTATATTCTTCTGTAACATTTTGAACGTCATCGCCTCCCTGTCTACTCCCACCCATACATAAACCCGCTGACTGAGTTCCTGCACCTGCTAGATTTTCACGTTCATTTGATAAGTTGTCTGCAGATGACCAAGAAGTACCGTTATATTCTTCTGTTACATCATACTCGCCATGGTTGGTGGAGTAGCCACCCATACATAAGCCAGCGGTTTGTGTTCCTGCTCCAGCCAGATTATAACGAGCAGTTCCCATGTTTCCACCGCTGCTCCATGAGGTTCCGTTATATTCCTCTGTATAATTCGTGTTTGTCACGGCTGAACCCCTACCACCCATACAAAGTCCTGCTGATTGAGTTCCTGCTCCCGCCAGTTGTCTGCGGGCATTTGCTATGTTTCCACCAGACGACCACGAAGTTCCATTGTATTCCTCTGTAACATCTTCGTAATATTCGGCTGAACTCTTACCACCCATACACAACCCAGCCGATTGCGTACCTGCTCCGGCTGGATTGCGGCGACCAGTTCCTAAGTTTCCACCAGCTGACCAAGAAGTACCGTTATATTCCTCTGTAACAGTTGAGCGCAACGCTAAAGGACCACCCATACATAAGCCAGCGGTTTGTGTTCCTGCACCTGCTAGAGCATCACCACTAGTTCCTAAGTTGCCACCGCTACTCCACGCCCCAACGAAAGTTAGACTCGTACCAAAACAAAACTTACCACTGTCGTACCACAAATCACCTTCTACGGGTGTCGCTTCCGCCGTACCTCCAAAATTCACGGTTCCGTCTAAATATATAGCCATTATTCTATCTCCTCTAATTTAATTTTAAATTTCTTTCCATTTTTTCTATTGAGTAAGAATAAATCTTCCTCACCTTCTTGTATTGTCCAGCTTCCTTCTGTACCGTCTACATCGTTACCACCAGTTCCAACATTACTGTAGTGAGCATCTGCAACATATAGGTTTGCCCATCTTTTTGAAGATGAGCCTAAATCTTTTGAGTTATCGGCTGATGGTAAAACATCCCCAGCAAATGTGGATGCACCACTAACATCTATTCCACTACCAAATTCGGTCGCCTCCAGCTGCCCTTCTGGGTCTATTTTAATCCAACCTTCATTCCCATCGATTTCTAACAAGTTATCACCCATCGATAAATCATGAACAACAAAAGGATAACCTTGTGTATCACAAAAGAATCCGCC